AAGATTGCTTGTAACTGGTGCGCTTACTGCTTCGCAGTCTGTAACAACAGGAAACACATTCTCATTGGAAGCATTAGATGTAGGTATTCCTGACCCAAGCTAGGAGTAACTAATGGCTAATGTCTTAGCGAATAGGGTAAAAGTAAGCACAAGCACAACTGGCACAGGCACTATTACATTAGGTAGTGCAGCAGATGGGTTTCAGACTTTTGCTCAAGGTGGAATAACGAATGGTCAAGTTGTTCGTTATGTAATAGTTGACGGTAATGCTTTTGAAATAGGAACTGGCACATATACTAGCAGTGGCACAACCTTATCAAGAACGCTGACTGAAAGCTCTACTGGCTCATTGTTAAATTTAAGTGGCTCTGATGTTGAGGTATTTATTACACCTGCTGCTGAAGATTTAGTTTTGCATGATAATGGCGTTGTTAATCTTTTAAGCACCAATTCAGGAACACTTGGTTGCGAAATTGATATGTATCATAATAGCTCAAGCCCTGATACAAATAATGCCGATCAAATTGGTTTAATTACGTTTCAAGGCAATAGCTCTGGCGGTGTAAAACAAATAGCTGCACAAATTGAAGTAGAAAATTCAAGCCCATCTGCAAATCATGTCAGTTCATTTATGAAATTTAATGTGGGTAATCCATTTGGCAGCGATGTAAGAGATGTTTTACAGATAAATTATGGCGGTGTGCATATACCTTCATCTGGTGGCTTTGGTCAGCTACGTTTAGAGCAAGATGTAACTATTCGATGGGAGGGGGCAACTAGCAACGCAAACGAAACTGTATTACAAGTTGCAGACCCAACTGCTGACAGAACAGTAACAATACCAGACGCAACTGGAACCCTTGCATTAACAAGTGACATTTCCAAATCTGCCATTGATGCTCTGAATATAGACGCAGATACATTAGATGGCAACCATGCTAGTGCCTTTTTAACTGGAATTGCAGATGGTTCTGTTACTTCTGCTAAACTTGGAGGTGCTTCTGTTACTACTGCTAAACTAGCAAATAGCTCCGTAACTGCGGCCAAACTTGACCAAACATATTTAACATCACACCCTAATATATCAGCAGCTAGTAGCTCTAATAACTCTGGTTCTACTTTTATCCAAGACATAACTCTTGACAGTAATGGTCATGTTACTGGGCTAGCTACGGCTACAGCTTCAAGTGGGGGAAGTGGTGCAGCATATGTAGACACAGCAACAGGCAACTACGGCACTGTTAAAGTAGACGATGATCGTGGTGTTACTTGGGCAGGTTATGCTATTCGTGATGACTGGGTGCTTATGTCAGATGGCGCAAGTAATTGCGGTATTTATAACGATACTGATAATGAATGGAGTTTGGTATGTAAGCGTAATGGTGAAGTAGATCTATACTATAATAACGTAGTCAAATTTGAAACAACTAGCGCTGGAGCCATTACATATGGAACCCATAGCGCAACACAATTTACTGCCACTTCAGACTTAGCTAAAAAAGAAAACTTAGAAGTTGTTGACGATGCTCTGAGCAAAGTTAAAACTCTTACTGGCTACACTTATGACATGAAAGAAGATGGCAGTCGCAGGGCAGGGCTTATAGCGCAAGATGTAGAGAAAGTATTACCTGAAGCGGTAGACGGTGAAGAAGGTGAAAAGACGCTAGATTATAGTGCCACTATAGCTTTATTAGTTAATGCTATCAAAGATCAACAACAGCAAATAGAAGAATTAAAAATAAAAATGGAAAGTAGATAAAATGTCAACAGGTATTGGCCCATATGGTTTTGTTCCTGTAGATACTCAGAACATTACAACTCCTGCTACATCAATAGTAATAGACGCAAGTATGGTCACTTCAAGCCAACTTAACGATACTACAACTACCACTAAAAGTAACCTTATTGTAATTCAAGGATGCGTTTCTGGCTCAAACGATAATACACTTCCTCTTTATAAATTGGAGGACAGCACTAGCAATGTAGCAAGCGCTTGCGCTATGATTGTTGAAACTAACCGTTTTACAAGTGCCACAAGATATACAGGTACAACTTCAGGTAATAGATTTTCAAGATACAATGTTGGCAACTTAAATGCTACAACTCCTAATGTTGGTAACCCAACTGGAGAAAGATTGAATTTTTGGATTTGGATATGTGAAAATCAAGAGGTGGGAACTGGTAGTTATCCTTACAGTGATACAGTAGCGTGGAGTTGGGCCGCAGCGCCATACGATAGTAATTATTGGGGTTTATTAAACTCTTGGGGTGCTGCTAGGGCTAATGTATACGGAAGAACTGACCAAGTAAGGCTTTTTATGGGTAGTGGAAATATAAGAGGCAGAGTAAGGTCATATAGGTTAGTGGAAAATTAAATGCCATATGGAACTTTAGAATTAACAGAACATGGAATAAATCCTTTTGTTGATATTCACAAGGCAAGCGGTCAGCAGGGAACGCCTGACGTTTCGTCTGTAACAATAGACGTTTGTGATACTGGTAACAGAGGCGGTGTCTTAGTAGATGGGTATATTCAAAACACTTCAACAGCAACGGCTTATATGCAGTTTCAAAATACAAATGGTGCTTCGAGGCAATGTGCCTATAGGGTGCAAACAAAAGGATCAACATCAACTGCTGATAGCAGAACAACTAATGCTGTTAAAATGTCTGTTAATACTATCAGCAATTATTATCGACAAGCTATCAAGTTTCAATTATGGATTAAGTTTGGACAACTGCAAAATACAAATCCTATAGAGGATATTGCATTTCATTGGAGAGCAATGGCTTTTGATAATGACAACAGTAATGTTAGTACTGTAAGAGGATTGGGCAGAGTAAACACCGCTTCAAGCAATACTGACACTGGAGAAGTTTCTAAAGTAAACTTTTATATGTATCCTGGAAATATATCAAGATATAGATTGCGTTGTTATAGTATGTTTGGAGTTTAATAATGTCTTTTACTCTTAATCAATATGGGATGCAAAGGCATGACCTAGAGGTAAGTAACGGTAATGTAAGTAGTATCATAATTGACATCAATACTAATAATGATCCCTATGCAGGAGATTATGGTTTTATTGTTGTGTTTGGTTCTTTTCATACAACATATTCTTCATCTGGAAACCCTGCTGACGTTTATGGCTACTTGCAAACATCTTTTTTAAAAGCAGATGGAACTACTGTTGTGCAAAGTGTTGGTAATGCACGATCAGCTTTTACCAGTAACAGCATAGGCGGTTCTGGTACTTACAGTGATTATATTCGGTGGAATTATTATTCTCAGCATGGTGCTGCTAATTATAATGCTCAGGACGGTGAAAGGAGCAATTTTATGTTTCATATAACCTATAACCCTCAGACTAAACCTGAAAATATTTATGCTGAAGATGCACCTGCAGGATTAACAGGACATCTTCACCTTTCAGGAAGTTATCTGTATCGAGAGCATAGCGGATCATTAGTAATGACTACTGGCGATCAACATGCAAAACAAGATGGTGGCCCCACCTTTGCCGATAATATGTTAGGTAAAGGTCCAGAACGAATTGAAAAACTTAAAATTTATATGAGTTCAGGTTACATAACAAAATATAGAGTAAAATCATATGGAATAGGAGTTAGAGATAATAATCCTGATCATGCTGTTCCGTCAACTTGGTCCCCACCTTAGAATTGAATTAGGAGTAAATAAATGTCTGGTTATACTTATTTGAGAGAAAGAGAAGATGGCGACTTTGACCATGTTCGAGTTGATCAAACAAAAAATACAGAAACTATATTCGGTTTAGTAAAAAAAGAGGATTATAATTTTCCTTGGGGAAGGCCAACTGATGAACAACTTGCGGAAGATCATAGAGCAGCAAGGGATGGTCTTTTAGAAATGACAGATGTATGGGCTTTGTCTGATAGAAATCCTACACAAGAACAAAAAGATTATAGGCAAGCTTTAAGAGATTTGCCAACTCATTCTAATTGGCCGTATTTAAAAAATGAAGATTGGCCTGTAAAACCAGAATAGAAAGTAAAATAAATGTTAGGTTTAAATCCTTTAGCATCTGCGCCATTAGGTGATGTAGGGGGTAAAGACATTGCATTGTCAGGCAGTAGCGTTAATACTGGCGCACCGTCTGTTGAAGAAGCTGTACTTATTCAGGATGGTCTGTTTGCAGGGGCATCTGTTTTAACGCAAAATCCAGACGTTGATACTACAGCAATCACGCAAGTCCACTCTTTATCAGGAACTTATACTGGAAACGCTGCAAGTGTTCCTAGTGGAACAATGTTTGAAGATGAAAGCTTTTCTGCGCCAAATGTAATTACTGGTACTGTAAGAGTTGGCACAACAAATCTAACAGAAGTGCAAGTTTTTGCAGCGCCAGATGTTACTCTTGGCAGTCCAGTTATAGCAACAACAAATATAACAGAAAATAATAGTCTTGGTTTATCAGATATAGACTTTGGCACACCCTCTATAGATAGCACAGCAATTAGTCAGTCGCATGGCTTTGCAAGTGCAGATATAGATTTTGGCACACCAACACTTTCAAGTATTTTACCTCAAGTTACGTTTACCGTAACAATCGTTGGCGGCAATCCTTCAGACCATCCATATTATAACGTAGGTTCGACAAATAAATTTGCTATAAATGGGTCTACAGCAACGGCTGATGTGGCTTTAGAACTTATTGAAGGTCACACCTATAAATTTGACCAAGCCGATAGCTCTAACAACAATCACCCATTAAGGTTTTCCACAACTGCTAATGGCACACACGCAAGCGGAACAGAATATACATCAGGTGTTACAGTTGTTGGTACAGCAGGGCAATCAGGTGCTTATACACAAATAATTGTGCCTGTTGGAGCGCCTACACTTTATTATTATTGTTCGAACCACTCTAATATGGGGTGGAGTGCAACTACTGCCTCAAATACTTCTATAGCGATAAGTCAGGTTCACGAATTAGGACTGTCTAATTTAGTAACTGGTAATATAAGCTTACCAAATGCAGTATTAGCTCAAGTCCATGACTTAGGTTCTACAGATGTAACAGCGCAATCTGTAACCATAGACAATACTAATTTAGACGAAAATCATAGTTTTAGTATTGCTGATATAACTTTTGGAAATCCAAGCGTATCAGTAACTAGCATTACACAAATACATAATGTAGCAAGTTCTGATATAAGTTCTGGTAATGTTGATATTGCATCTACAGCAATAACTCAAATTCACAATATAAACACAGGCAATGCAGAAGCACAAAATGTTGATGTAGTTTCTGGCGTAATAACTCAAGTCCATGATCTAACGACCAATAATGTTATCAGTGGTGCAATATCTGTGCCTCAAGGTGCTTTTACGCAAAATCATCCTTTTGGATTGACAGATATAACCTTTGGCAATGTAGAAATAGAAACTACAACCTGTATTTTTTCTTTCGATTTTGCCGCTTCCGATATTAATTATGGAGCGCCTGAAGTTGGCTCAACATCAATAAGTCAAATCCATAATATAAGCCTTGTTTACACAGGACAGCCTGCCGATGTTCCAAATCTAACAGTTTTTGAAGATGAAACTTTCAGCGCACCAGATGCTTTCACTGGTACTGTTAGAATAGCTGACGCAGTATTAATTCAAGATCATTTATTTGCATCCGACAATGTTGAAGCTCAACAGCCCATAGTAAGCAGTTCACAAATAAATCAAAATCACTTTATAACAACTGTACCTGATGATGACGTTATTACAGATGCGCCAACTGTAGATAATACTATATACGGTGTTGAATTTTTAAGAGAAGCCAACGGTGTAACGCATGACATAAATACTCAGACACCAACAGTAGACCAAACTGTTATAAGTCAAATTCATAATATATCTGCTTCTTTTGTTCATAGTGGGGTGTCTGTTTCAACTACAGCAATAACGCAGCTACATTTCTTGGCAGGTGATGATGTAATAAGTCAAAATGTTGAAGTGCAAAATACAAAAAATCCTTGGGATATAACAACAGATACAGATGATGATAATTATAATGAAATTGTGCCACCGTCTGAAATATGGTCAAGTGGTATTGTTGCTCCTTCCCCTATATTTACCGATACTCCTACAATCATACCTTTTAATATACATACAGAACCTACATCTACAAAAACAGATAGTTTTCAATCTATAACAAATGATATTTCTACTTATAAACATACAAAAGGAAGATTTTACTTTTCTCACGAAATAATTTCTGGAACAGGCAATCAGTTTTTTAGGGCAGATTTGCAGCTAGATAACATGACAATAGGTAATACTTACTTTTCTATGCAAGTAACTAATGGGTGGCAGACTTCCATAGAGCATTTTGATAATTTTACAGATGTAACAAATTGGGTTGATATTCCACAATCTAATGGCTCTGTTTCTGGCAGATGGAATAGAAGATCAGGCTCTACGCCAAGTAACAATACTGGTATATCAACTTCAGGTAGTGCTTATTATTTTTATACGGAAGCAACATCAACTCGCTATGGATATAAGTTTTGGCTTAGAAGCCCAATAATAGAATTAAATGATAACCCAGTTTTGACCTATCTATTAGGCAGAAAAGGTTCAGCAATAGGTGAGTTTAAAATAATTTATGGTAGAGAGCAGGTTCTTTTTGCCGAAGAAACATTAAATACTTCAACATGGACGGACGCAGCATAACATGGTATGTTGCAATTAATTAGGAGATTAGTATGGCTATTAGTATAACAAAACCTACGGTTGGTGGTTCTGAGGATACTTGGGGAACGACTATCAATACTGCGCTAGATACAGTTGTTAATGCTGTAAATGGTACGTCAGGAACAATAGCACCAAATGTTACAAGCTTCAGCATAAATGGAACGCCAGTAACTTCAACGGCAGCAGAATTAAACAAGTTAGACGGTGTAACCGCAACAACAGCAGAATTAAATAAATTAGCAGGTACGCCTTCTGGCCTTTCGTCTACAGAATTAGGATATGTTGATGGCGTCACAAGCGCTATACAAACACAAATAGATGCAAAAGCACCAATAACTAATGCAGCTTTTCAAGGTACGACAAGCGTTCAGTCATTAGATTTGGCGCATGGTTGGAAAATCTATGTGCAAGGTTCTGGAGCAACAGCTAATTTAAAACTATCTAAAGATGGTACAGATGTTCTTAAATTATCACCATCTGGCGAATTGACTGTAGAAGGTAACGTAACAGCTTTTGGTAGTGCTTAATGACCTTACAAAGTAGTGGAAACCCTATAAGTTTACAGGACATTGGCGATGAAGCCAACGGAACCACTAACTCAACAAATACGGTAAGTTTAAATGACGCCTCTATAAGAGGGTTGCTAAGTAAAACTGCTGGCGCAGCAAATTCCTTTAATGAATATTACGGGGTTAGCTCTGAAACCGCCTTAACATCTAGCGGAACAATTAACGGACAAGCATATAGACAGCAAATAACTGTTTCTAATTTTATTTCGTCTGGTGGAACCTTGCGTATTCCTTCAACTCTATGGGTGTACTCTAATGATACAGCAGTTGCCGCACTGACTGTTGATATTCCCTGTACTATTATAAACGAAGGTAAAATAATTGGTAGAGGTGGTGCAGGCGGTAATGATACTAATGGGGCAGGCGGCGCAGGTGGAGATGCAATTAAAATTAATTCTAGTGTTTCAAATGTGACTATTACTAATAGTTCTGGTGCATTTATTGCAGGTGGTGGTGGCGGTGGTTCCGCTTATGCTAAAGCAGGTGGCGGCGGTGGTGCAGGCGGTGGTGAAGGTGGGTTTTCACACAACAGGTCTGGAACTAACGCATTAGGAGGCAATTTAAACGCTACAGGCGCAGATGGTCAAGGTATTGGTCAGGGTATTGGTGGTGAGGGAGGTGGCGGCGGTGGTTATCGTGATGAAAGTAGTAGTGGCTCAGAGTCAACGTGCAACGCTGGGGCAGGTGGTAGAATTTTGCCAGCAACGCAAACTGCCATTCATACTACTGGAAGGTCTAGTTTGGTAGGATTTGGCAGAGGTGGCGCAGGTGGTCAGGCAGGTGTAAATGGAGCGAACGCAGGTAATGGTCAACGTGGAGCAGGTGGCGGCGGCTGGGGCGCAGCAGGTGGTGCAGGCGCAGTTCATGGTGGCGGCGCTGCTGGTAAGGCTATCGAGGATAGTGGAAACACTTACACACTTACAAATAATGGAACAATATTCGGAGCAACAACATAATGCCAAAAATAGGAATAAAACCACCTAGAGGATTTTATGCAAATGGCACAGAGCATGACCAAAAGGGGCGTTGGAACTCTGGCTCACTAGTTAGATGGATTGACGATGTTTTGCGTCCGATTGGCGGTTCAAGAAGGTGGGTCAACCTAACACAAGGAACTGTGCCATACAGAGGTTTACACGCTTGGTTAGACCTATCAAGAAATAAATGGTTAGCTTATGGAGCGCATAATATTTTTAAAGCTGTAAAAGGTTCTGGTGTTACTTTTTTTGATTTAACTCCACCAGATTTGGCTACAGGTAGGCAAGATGCTGAATATGAGGATGGATATGGGTTTGGTTTATATGGAGATGGCACTTATGGTGCGCCGATTGCACAATTACAAGATGGCGCATTAGACCCTGCAACCACTTGGGATATTGATAATTTTGGGGAAATACTATTAGCTTGTCACTCAGATGATGGTCGTATTTTAGAATGGAACCTTAATGTAACAGGCGGCTCAAATTTACTTGACGCTTCAAACGCAGATTTTTCACAACTTACAGGTTTAGATGCAACAAGTAATGGAGGTTTAGGGGGTGGTGGTTGGACTGAAAGCCCTGCAATTAATGGGTCTGGTTGGGAAATAGATACTTCAGCGCAAACTTGTACTTACACGCCTTTCAACGGTTTTACTAGATTAAAATATGAATTAAGAGGTTTAGTAGTTGGTCAAAAATACAGAATAAGAGGGACAAAGACAGGATCAGGGTCTTTAAAAATTTCAGTTAGAAATAGCTCAAATCAATCTTTATATGACATTAACACAGGTTTGCAAATTTTTTCACAAGTATATGGAATGCAAAACGATGCTAGTTCTCCATATTTTACAGCAACAAGTAGCACGACACGACTAGAGTTTGAGGGCGACAGTTTTGGTAGCAACACAACGACTATATCTAATATGTCATTTGTATCTGCGCCTGTTTTAACCGCCGTAACAAATGCACCAGTAAATAATAAAGGTGTATTAGTTACGGATGAAAGATTTGTTTTTGCTCTTGGTTCTGGTGGAAACCCTAGAAAGATTGCTTTCTCAGATAGAGAAGATCGAAATACATGGACACCTGCCGCCACAAACGAAGCTGGTGACATAGAATTAAACGACACTGGCGAAATCATGTGCGGAGTAAAAACTAGAGGTCAAACACTAATTCTAACAACAACTTCAGCGCATACCATGCGATATATAGGTGCGCCTTACGTTTACTCTACAAATATAGCAGGCTCAAATTGTGGAGTTATTTCTAAAAAAGCTGCTGTAAATACTGAAGCTGGTGTTTTTTGGATGGGTGATAAAAGTTTTTATTATTTTGATGGAAATATGGTTAGAGATTTAAATTGTGAAGTGTTAGACTTTATATTTAATGATTTTGACTATGGACAAAAATCAAAAATATTTGCTTGGGTAAATAGTAAATATAATGAAGTTTGGTGGCATTATTTAAACTCTTCTACAGTTGATATTGGTACAAACTTCGCAGAGCCAAATAGATATGTTAGTTACAATTATAAAGACAATTACTGGATGATTGGAGATTTGCTATCTTGTAGAA